GGGACAGCGAATCCCGGAGGGTTTGATCTAGCTTGGCGTTGGTCACCGCGCCGTCGGCAAGACCTGCGGATTCTAGCTGATGATACGCGTTGAAGTGGAACGTGGAGCGGATTTTTCCATCGAGCCAGTTCCAAATGAGCGATCCGGCCGCGCGGAACACCGCGCCGGCGGTCTCGCTGCCTCCGTCGGGGCGCGCGAGCACGAACTGCAGATCGGCATCGGTCACCGCCTCGGCGGCCGCCATGTCGCCGAGCAGGTTGTGCTGGGCCGCGAGGGCCGTGGACGCGCCCGTGCCGCCGTGGGCCACGGGAACCTCCCCCACCTCGATGTCGGCTGCGTCGTGCTTGTGCACCTTCGCCGCGAACCACTCTTTGATGACGGCCCACAGGTACGCCAGTCCGCTCAGGGACAGGTACCGCTCGGCCTTGGGCACCGTGCCCCCAGCAGCGACGGCGTCGATGTCGGCAACCGTGATGGCGTCCGGCAGCTTGTCGCGGCCTCCCATCAGCTCCCAGATGTACGACCCATCCGAAACGGCGAGGTAGCGCCACTCAAGGTACAGGTCGCCGACCGTCTGGCGCGGGTTGGGCACGTAGTAGATGTACGCGGGATCTCCGTCAACGGTCGGCTGCGACGTGTCGGGGTCGTACTCGCCGGTGCCGAGAAGGATGCACTGCATGCCCTGGAAGTCCTGGCGCATCTGGTCGAACTCGGCGACGCGGGCGGCCTCGGCGGTGGAGCGCGATGTCTCGGCGGCAACGCGCGCGCTCTCGGCCGATGCGCGGGACGCCTCGGCGGTTGACCGCGACGCCTCGGCAGAGGCGCGCAGGGACTCGCTGGAGGCGCGGGACGACTCGGCCTGGACTCGTGCCGTCTCCGCGCTTGATCGCGCGTCCTCGGCGCTCTGGCGGGCCTCCTCTGCCGCGCTGCGCGCAGCCTCCCCGCTCACCGCCGCCTCCTGGGCTGCCTCTGCGCGTGCGGCCGCGCCGTTGGCGGCGTCAGTTGCCGTTCCGGCGCGCGAGAGCAGCACCTGCACGGCATCCGGCGTCGGATCGGTCGGCTTCGACCCGGCGAGCAGTCCCGCCTCCCGAACCCGGTAGGGCCGCGCCATCTTCTCGGTGACGATGCGCTTTTCCTCGCCGACGTAGCCGATGACGGACAGGTACAGATCGCCCGGGGCGTCCAGCACCTCCCACGGCACCTCGACGGCGTCGTCGTCGATGGCGGCGCGGAACTCATTCGGGCCGTTCTTGAAAACGGCCACCTTCGACGTGCACTCGGCCCACTCGGCGTCGAAGGTGAACTCGATCACGTCCACGCCGACGTTCTTGGCCACGGTACGGTCGTTGTGTGTTGGCCGGATCTCGCGGTCGATGACCTTAGCGAAGTGCGCCATCTGGCCCCACCTCCCCATCGAACATCCACTCGGAGGCCAAGATCTCCTCGCCCGACAGCCGGCCGATGGCCTCGGTGATGGCGATGCGGTAGAGGTCGACGTCGTGCAGGATCCCCATGAAAGGCTCGATCTCCTCGGAGAACTTCGAGAAGGCCTCCGTGCCCGGGTGGATGGACACCTGGCCCGTGAAGTTGCCGTCCTCGTCGGTCACGGGATCGCCGTAGCGCTCCACGAGGCTGTCGCGCATCATCGTGTACTCGGTGAGCGAGTCCTGCAGGATGCGCGTGTTTCGCGCGGCGGCGTAGCCCACCATGTTGCGCTGGGGCAGCAGGGGCGCGAGGGAGCCGAGCATCCTCTCCATCTCGATGTTAGTCAGCTGCGCCATAGTCGGCCACCTCCGTTCCCGTCGCGTAGAGCAGGGCGTCGAGCTTCGCCTCGATGCGGGCCAGCGTCTCGCTGTCGCGTGGGGGCACGTCGACGGTCTCCTCTGCGGCCTGGGGGGCGGCCTCGGGAGGCGCCTCCGCTGTGACGGTCTCGTACTTACGATCTTCCATTTCGTTGCTCCTTTTCACCAGGTGGCCGACGTGAGCATTCCGTTCTTGAATGTCATGTGGCAGTTGTTCGCGTAGCTGAAAGACCCGTCGCTGCTGGCGTTCGTGATCTTCGTGAAGTTGAAAGTTCCCGTTATGCCGCCGTTGCAGCCTCCGGACGACGGGTCGATCCACGCGCTCAGCAGCTTGAATCCGTGCATATCGAGGTCGCATCCGGCGTGGAGCCGGTTCGCAGCGTTGCCGTTGAAGGCGGTTCGTGCGTAGAAGAGCTTCATCGTGTAGACGGTGTCGGACGCGTTGTCCTTGGACGACCACGCCATAAATGCGCCCGTGCTCTCGAGATCGAACACGAGGCCGCGCTTCGATGCGTCCCCCTGGATGTTGTTCGTGCCGACGTGGCCGACATCGACGCCGGTTCGCTCGAGCCACAGGCCGTCCGACAGCAGCTTCACAACGTCGTTGTAGATGGCGTTCGACGTGATCGTGAACCCGCCGATCTGGCCGCTCGTGCACGTGAGGTGGCCCGTGGCCGTCATCGACGTGTAGGTGCTCTTCCACGAGAAGCGGTTCGACTCGATGGTGATGGCCCCGGACTCCACCGAGAGCTGGGACGACACGTCGCCCTTGCTCACTTTGAGCGTGATGCTGTCGGATAGCTGCTTGATGGAGGATCGCGAGCCGCAGTCGGATAGCCGCCAGTTGGTGCCGTCGTAGACGAAGGACACGACGTCCTGGGCCTTCCAGCCAAGATCCTTCGTCATGCGCGTGTTGCCGACGTAGATGGGCTTCGCGCCCGTCCCGTTGACGTTGAGCGTCGGGTTGTCGGCCGTGTTCGCGTAGGTGAACTTGATGGAGATGGCCGCGCCCTTGTACAGCGTGAAGTCGGGGGCGCTCGCCACCTTGGCCACGGTAGCGCCTGCCGTCGTGCAGGTGGCGTAGTTGGCCTGGATGCTCTTTACGGTGGACTCGATGCCGGCGGCGGTCTGGCGCACCTCGCTTATGGCGGTGTTGACCGTCTTGATCTCGCCGTCGACGTAGGCCTCGTAGGCGGTCGTCACGGTGGAGACGATCTGGCCTGGCATGATGTCAAGCTCGGCCTGCATGACCTGCTGCTCCTCGTCGAGCTGCGAGACGTTGGCCCTGATCTCCTCGGCGGTCTGCTCCAGGGTGGACACCGATGAGCGGACTACGGCTATCTCCCCGTCGATGCGCTCGGAGGTCTCCACGATCTGCTCGCCGACCGTGGACACGATGCGGTCTTCGGCCACCTCGATGGCGGCCATGGTGTAGGTGATCGTGTTTCGGAGGTTGATGATGGTCGTCTTGCTCTGCGACTTGACCACCTCCACCTCCCCGGCGAGGCCGGAGAGCGTGGAGATATTGGCGGTCTGCAGGGTGGTGGTCTCGCCGAACGTGAGCGTGGATTTCTGGCGCTCGGTGAGGTCGAGGGTCTGCTTGACCACCTCCAGCGTCTCGTCCAGCCCGAGATAGGGGTTGTAGCAGGGGTACCAGTCGAGCAGGGAGAAGGCGTCGAAGTCCTCGCCGATGAGCGACAGGTCGTAGGCCGTGAGCGTCGTGGAGACGGGAAGCCGCTTGTTGTCCTCGAACCAATTCTCGGCCTTGGTCTTGAGGTTCAGCGGCTCGGTCACGTCGTCCCAGTCGGCCACGCCCTCGATGATGCCGTACTCGCGGATGCCGTCGGCGTCGTCGATGTAGGGCACTCCACCGTTCACCGTCGCGATGGACAGACGCTCCTCGGTCTCAACCTCGCGCTCGTTGCCGTGCTCGTCGGTCTCGGTCGCCTTGAGCTTTGCCCCTCGCGGGTAGAGGCGCGTCACCAGGCCGTCGAGGTTCACCTTGCGGCTGCCCGCGCCCATGTTGCGCCCGATGCGGATGGGCGTCTGCCGCACCTGCCCCAGCTTCTGCCGGTAGTCCAGGTACAGCCGCCCGTCCTCGCCGCGCCGCACGCGCATCTCGCCGCCGAACACGTCGATGATCTTGGTTTTCAGGCAGTTCCACGTCGTCTCGAAGTTCGTGCCCTTGGTGACGTTATCGGTGGTTTTCCACGTAACCACGTCCACGACGCCACGGTAGACGCGCTTCTCGGCGCTCACCTTGGCGTTGTGGTTGGCCAGCAGGTAGTCGATGAACTCCTGGAGGCCCGTGCGCTCGGTGTCGCCGTCCCACAGGCGCTCGGCCGTGTATGGCTGCCGCGAGTCGCAGAGGTATCCCATGACGCTCTCGCAGACCACCGCCTTGCTCACGGTGCCGTCGGCCCCGACGGATGGCACGGGCGAGATGACCCGGCCCTCGAACTCCAAGGCCCCCGTCTCGGCGTTGACCACCTCGACGAGGGTGGAGAACGGGGCCAGAAGGTCATATCCGGGATTGTCGGGGTAGATCGTGAACGAGAGGGAGTCGAAGCAGTTCCTCTCGCGGGCGATCTTGGCGGCGTTGACCTTCTCGAACTGATCCGAGACGATGGTGGGCGCGCCACGGTTGTAGATGGTGATCAGATCCACTTACAGGATTCCCTCCCTCCAACGGATGAGGGCCGACCCGCCGGACACATCCACCTCGTTGTCCCCGGGGGCGAGGTAGAGGTTGGTGGCGGTCGGCCCGTTGAACGTTTGCCTGAGGTTGCCCACGGCGAGCGTCACCGTGCCCTCGGGCACGATGGAGATCCGAGCCCTCATCGAGCCACGGTTTACGATGGGGTTGACTCCGACGGCGATGCGGGCCTCGCACTCCTCGTCGGCCAGGGCGAACGGGTAGGCCGAGAACTTGGCCTCCACCGTCGCCGCCGTGCCCGAGTCGTCGCGCGAGACGCCCACCGACGCGGCCGAGGCCCGCCAGTGGTACCCCGGCATGGAGTCCTCGGAGATGTCGTCGTTGCAAACCGGGGCGAGCCACTGGGCAACCTCGGACACCTGGGCCTCAAGCTCTGCAGGATCGTCGGCGATGAGGTCGATGGAGTAGGCAAGCTCGCGGCTCTCGTAGTAGACCTCCCCGTTTATCGCGGAGAAGTCGATCTCGCCGTGGGCGAAGGGGATGGACACCGTTGCCCGCTTCTGGGCCGGAACCGAAAGCGAGCGGTCTGCGATGCACAGGCCGAAGTCCTCGCACAGATGCCGGCCCCTCACGGAGAATCCGTCGCACGTCACAGCGCCACCCCCCGATCGCTCAGCTCCTGGCGGCCGCCCTGCACCCTGTCGTTGGGCTCGGCGGCCGCCTCGGCGAACTTGTTGCCGTCGAGGTAGAGGTTGGTCGGTCGGTCGCCGAGGCGGTCGATGGCCGCGCAGATGCGGTCGACGTCGCCGTACTTCGACGCCGCCACGGCGTCGGCCACGTAGTTTTGGAGCACGCGGATGGGGGCGATGGCCTCCGGCCCCGCCTCGCCGACGCCCCGGAACTTGCCGTCGAGACCCGATAGCACCGTGGGCCGGTTGAACACCGCGCCCTTGGCGTACCACTTGACCTCGAAATGCGGCACCGACGGCGGGTCGAGGGAGAATCCTCCCGTGATGTCAAGATGCGGGAGTTTGAAATGTGGCAGCTCCCAGTGGAAGTCGAACGCGCCCTTGATCTTGTCGATGACGCCACGCACGGTGTCGAGAGCATCGCTGATGGGCTTGCAGATGGCGTCCTTGATGGCGTTCCACACGTTGGTAGCGAACGACTTGACGGCGTTGAACTTGTCCTGGACGAACCCGACGCCTGCGGCAACGGTGCCCGTGACGCCGTCCCAGATCTCGGAGGCCTTGGAGGAGACGAAGTTCCATCCGGCGTCCCAAACGGCCCGGATAAGACGGATCTTCTCGTCGATCCATCCGAACACCGCATCGATGCCCGCGCCGACGACGGACGTGATGACGCCCCAGACCTCGGAGGCCTTGGACGAAACAGCGCCCCAGACGATCTCCCACACGGCCTGCACGAACCGCACCTTCTCGTCGATCCACGCGGCGCACGCGTCGATGCCCGCGCCGACGACCGACGTGATGAAGTCCCACGCGGCCGTGATGGTGCCGCCGAAGTTCTCCCAGATAAAGTTCCACGGGATGAGGAGGATGTCCACGGCGAGGCCCAGGATCTCCTGGACGAACATGATGCCGACCTGGACGGCGTTGCAGATGGTGTCCCATCCCTGCTGCGCCGATGCGGCAACGTACTCCCACACGCCGGAGACGGTCTCCCCGAGCTGGGTGAAGAAGTCGCCGACGGGCGTGATGACGTTGGCCACGAACCAGTCTGCGGCGGCCGATGCGGTCTGGCAGATTCCATCCCAGAGGCCTATCCAGAAGTTCCTGAACTCCTCGCAGTTGTTCCACAGCAGCACGAACGCCGCTACGAGGCCGGCGATGGCCGCGACGATGAGCACGACTGGGTTTATCGACATGACGATGTTGAACGCGGCCATGGCCCCCGTCACCGCCTGGATGGTACCCGAGATGGCCATGGCGGTGCCCAGGATGCCGAAGGCGACGGCGACGCCGACGACGAGAGGGGCCACCCACTCGAAGTTGTCGTTGACGAAGTCGAAGAAGTCCATGAGGGCGGGCTGCACCTTCTCGACGATTGGCATCAGCATCTCGTCCTCGAATCGGCGCTTGAGTCCCTCGGCCTGGTCTGCCACGTTGTCGTAGCGGATCTGGTCGATCTCCTCCATAGTGCCGGCGGTGTCGGCGGCGGCACCGAGGATGCCGAGCATCGCCTGCATTCCGTCTCGGCCCATGTCCTCCCACATCGTGCCGAACAGCGCCACGCCGTCGGCGTTCTGGAGGAGCTGGCTGTCCTCGGCGAGCAGGGCCTGGATGGTCTCGATGGTCGCCTGCCGCGCCGTCTCGCCGCCCTTGGAGATCCTCGACTGCATCTCGTCGGCGCAAAGGCCGATGTTGGCGTAGGCCTCGGCGGTCGACTTGCTCATGTCGACCGAGCGGATCGAGAACTCCTTGATGGCGTCGCCGGCCTTGTCGGTGCCGTTAAGGAACGTCTGGGAGCCGACGGCCATGGTGTTGAACATATCCTCGGCGGTGAGTCCCAACTGCTCGTAGTAGACCGAGTACTCGGACACGGCGTCCAGCCATTCTCCGTTTGCGTTAAGGCCCTCCTGGCAGCCGGCGGCGAGCATATCGTAGGCCGCCTTGCCGTCGTAGCCGAACTGGGTCATGAGCTGGTTGGCCGCCTTGATGGACTCGTTGACGTCGATGTCGAAGGCGTCGCGCAGGATGATGGCCTGGGTGGTCAGCTCCTCGAAGCTCTCGGTGCTGAGGTCGTTGCCCAGCACCGCCACCACCTCGCGGCCAGCGTCCGCGATATCCTCCAGGCTGTCGCCGTAGTTGCCGGCGTAGATGCGCTTCAGCGCGTCCTCAAGCTCGCCAAACTGCTCGGACGCGTAGCCGCCGAAGGCGGTCTTGATTTTGCTCGCGGCCGTGTCGGACTCGACCACGAGCCTTTTCACGGCCTCGGTCGCGGCATCGATGGCGGCCTCGCCGAAGTCGGCGAGCATGGTGCCCGCCGCAAGCTCCTCGATGGAGTTCTTGCCGTCGAGCGCCGAGTCGGCCATGCCGTCCAGCGAGCCGGTCAATTCGTCGCAGGCCCGCTCGGCCTCGGCGAGCCGGCCCCTGCTGTCGTTGAGGGCCGCGTTGGCCTCGCGCAGGGCAGACTCCAGACCCTTGGCCTCGTCGGACGTCCGGCCGTACTGGACGACCGCTCCCTTGTACCCCTCGGCGAGGCGGGACACCTCGGCCTGCTGCTCGTCGATGGTCGCGTTCAGCTTGCCGAGCGCGCTCTCGGCCCGCTGCTCTGCCTCACGCTGGCCGTCCAGAGCCTCGCTCACGGCCTCGATCTGGCCGCGCACCCGCTCCTGGGCGGTGCGGGCGGCGGTGATCTGGTTGGCGTAGCGCTGCGCCTCCTGGGAGTTCTCCCCCCAGATCTCGCGGGCCTTCTCCAGCTTGCCGTTAAGGGCCTCGATCTTCTGCGAGAGCGCCGCGTCCTGCTGCACGAGAAGGTCGTGCTTCTTGGCCAGCCCCTCGACGCTCTGCCCGGTGTTGGCCATCTGGGCCTCGTTCAGCTTCAGCTCGCCGCGAAGGGACACCATGGTGTCGCCGGCCTGCTTGATGGCCGCGCTGAACTCCTTGGTATCGGCTGAGAACTTGATCTTGGCCTCGTCCTTCTTGGCCATAGGTCACCTCCTTTCCCTTTCAATCTGGTACTGCTCCTCGCACTTGAGCCAGCGCTGGTAGACGGCGTTGCTCTCGGCGACGGTGAGGAGAAACGACAGGTCGGCGTGCCAGAAGATGTCCTCCGGCACGCCGCCGATGAGCACGAGGGACACGTACCGGTCTTCTATGTCCCGCACATCGTGCTTGGGTACCTTGATCTTCGGAGGCTCGATGCGCCTCTCTAGCTGTTCTGTCCGCTTTCGGAAGGGGCCACGGAATCCCTCATCTTTTTTGGGGCCGTGAGCCACTGCGCCTCCTCGGCGACGACGTTGGCGTCCTCGGGGAGCGCGAGCATGAAGTCGATGTCGCTCATGGCCCCGTCGGTGTCGCCGTGCTCCTCCAAATAGCCGCAGAGGTAGGCGACGTAGAGAACATCGACCAGCTTGAAATAGTCCTTGACGCCGCTGATAATGAAGTCGTTGAACTTGTCGTAGGCGTCCTTGCGCTCGGCGCGGATCTGGTAGAGCAGCGCGTGATTAAGGGTGAGGGGCACCGTCGAGCCGTCGGAAAGCTCCAGCTTGCGGCGCGAGTTGAGCGCCGGCTTCTTCGCGTTCTTACTCATCGCCGCCGCCGATCACCGCGATGAGTTCCGGATTGAATTTGGCGAGGATATCGGCCGCTCGCTCGGGAGTTACGCGGAAGCGGTCGCCGATGTGGCGGCGCGTGCCCTCGTCAAGATCGTTGAACTCGCGGAGGCAGATGACCTCAACCTTGCCGTCGTTATCGGACTCCACGGGCGCGGGCTGCTCCACCGGAGCGGGTGTCAGCTTCTGCTCGGCGGTCTTGTCGGTTGCGGTCTTGTTGGCAGCGGTATTCTTCTCAGTAGTCATGATTAAGCCTCCGTAACGTGCACCATGGACGGGTCGAACGCCTTGAGCCAGTTCGTTTTCACCGTCTCGTCCTTGAGATCAGAGGCCAGGGCCTCGTACATTCCGTTGTCGTATTCATCGGGCATGAATGCCACCTCCAGATCGATCTCGGCGACCTCCTCCGCGCCGTTCTCGATCTTGCGAGCGGGGCCGCTTGTTGCGTTGCAGCGGGGCCAGGCCTTGTACTTCTCAACGTCGTCCTCGTCGAACACATCGGCGGTCATGCAGAACTCGGGGTGGATCGACTTGCGGCCGTAGGCGTTGACGCCCTCGATGAGATCCTTGTCGGCATCGAGCGCGTTGTATCGGACATAGAGCGCCCATGGCATATGGACGGTGAGCTTGATGGTTCCCGTGCCGTTGCCGCGCGTTACCGTCTTGCAGACAACGCCACGGCACTTCTTGATGGTCTTGGTTACCTCGCTCGACTCCTCCATGGAGCCGATGCACTTGATGGTGCCGACCTCCGGCTGATCCGTCTCGGATAGCGCGGGGAAGATCATGTGAAGGCGGCGCACCTCGTACTCCGAGAACACCTTCTCCGCGATTGCTTTTGCAGTCATTTACTGCTCCCATTCTCTTGTCAGCGCGGCGACACAGCGCTCCATGATCGTCGGGGCGGCGGCCTGCGCGCCCCGGAGCATGAAGTGCTGGCCTCCGGCGTGGTTTCTCGTCTTCTCCCCGTCGTCGGGGAAGTAGAGGTATCGGAACTTGGCCGTCGTCGTGACGGTCACGGCCAGGTTCTCGTTCGTTCGGTATACGGGCCACTTCGATTTCGAAGCTGACGCCGTGTGGCCCTTGAAACGGCGTCCCGACGGGTGGATGAGGGGGTTGATTCGCTCGTAGATGAGCTGGCCGGCCTCCTCGTGGATGACGCCGTTGACGACGTCCTCCGCGCCCTCGCCGTAGGCCCGCACACGAACTTCGAGATCGCGCACGGAATCGACGTCGAGCCGAAACCCGCTCATCGCTTCTCTGCCTTCGCCACGGTGACGATGGCCTGCTCCACGGGGTTTCCCGTACCGGGGTTGATCGCGTACTCGTAGGCGATGCCGTCGATGCGCGCCCCGGGGATGGCGTCCAGCGCGTCCACCACGCGGTCGAGCACATCCTCCGGCAGGTAGCACTCGCGTGTCACGGCCACGGTGTAGCGGCGCGTGCGCCCCGTCTTGTTGGCGCTCGGGTCGATGGACTCCCGCGAGTACACGGTGAAGTTCCACGGATCCGCGCGCCTCGAGTCGAGGCCGATGGCGATGCCGTAGAACACGCGCTCCTCGCCAGACCTCTCAAGCGCGTCGCTGATGGCCTCAAGAATCGGCTCCATCGCCGGACACCTCCCCCAAGGGAGAGCCGCCGTCGAGGAACAGGTACACGAACGGGCCGTCCTCGTCGGCGTAGGCGACCTTGTACAGCGCGCCGTCGATGACCGCGCGGCATCCGCTCCCGATGCCGGGGACGCGGTGGCACTTGATCTTCTGCGAGAGCGTGAACCCCACCTTGTCGGCGAACTCAATGTCCCGCTCGCGCTTCGACTCGCGCGAGAAGTGGAGCCGTGCGATGAAGTCCATGTCATCGGCGCTCTTGGGCGCGATGGCCGCACCGAACGGCGTTTTCCGGTCGGATCGCTCGCGGTAGAGGTCTGCCACCCCGTCAGCGAGCGTCTGCGCCTTCCGCTTCCTTTTCAAGGGCATACTGGATCACCTCCCACTTGCGGCGGCACTCCTCGATGAGGTCGAAGTAGGCCTCGTAGAACTCCTCCAGCGCGTCGTAGTAGGCGTACCAGCAGTGGTTCTCCAGCAGGATGTTCTCGGCACCGGGCACCAGAAACGAGAAGCCGGCCGAGTCGGGGATGCCGAGGCGGTCGCGCAGGGCCGCCTCGGCGTTGGGGATGAGTTCGTCGCGCACGCGGTGCGTCGTCTCGTCGTCGTCCCACGTGATCTTAAGCTTGCGCATGACCTGCTGGAAAAGCGCGCACTCCACCGCCGGGATCTCATCGGCGGCCATGGCCTACACGCTCGGCGTAGCTGCGGCGGCCTTGGTGGTCACCTCGCCGGAGACCTCGACGCCGCCGGGAAGCTCGCCGATGTTGCGGACGGTGAGGTAGGCCGGATCGAGGTCGGAGATGTCGAGCACGATGAAGCTGGCATCGTCGTAGGGGCGTCCGGCTGCGTGCTGGATCGCCTTGAAGGTGCGACAGTCGTCGAGGAACTTGAAGGAGTCGTCGTACTCGATGCCGTTACGGGAGCCGCCGATGCCGAGCTTGTAGAGCTTCGGGATTCCAAGGACGGCCTTGCCGGTCGGCACGGCCGCGCAGGGGATGGGGTCGGTCGGGAACGGGAACACGTTGGACACGTAGCCGCCCATGGTTGACTGCACGGTGGTGGCCGGCATGATCTTCGTGAGGTAGTCGCTCATGTTGGTCACCAGGATCACCTCGTCGAATACTCGCTGGCGGCCCGTCGGGGTCTCGGCGAGATCTGCCAGAAGCTCGCCGTACTCGACAGGGGCGAAGGACGTGACCTTGACGGCGGTCTTTGCGGGGTAGCCCGTCGTCTGATTGAACGAACCCTCCGGGTCGCGCATCATGCCGATGGGCATCTTGACGCCCGAGCCGTTGACGACGGCCTGCTCGAGACCGTAGAGCATGGACTCGGCCATGAGGGCGCGGATGAACGCGTCCACGAACTCCGGCCCCATGTCCAGAACGTCGAGCGGGATAATGCAGAAGGCGGTGTAGCGGCTCTGTTCCATGGAGATGACCTTGATAGCGCCCTCGATCTCCTTGGTAATGGCGTCGGTGACCTTGCCCCACGCGCCCATCTGGATCGAGGCGTCGTTCATGATGAACTTGGTGGCGTAGCCGACGTACTGCGAGCCGACCTTGGCGAGCAGCTTGCTCTCCTTCTGGATGTCCGAGAAGACGTCCTGGATGATGGTCGGCGGCATCAGGGTGTCCTGGTCGTTGGTACCGATGATGTCGATGAACGCCTGCTCGGTCTTGGCGTCGCGCAGGGCCTGGGAGACCTTCTCGTACCACGTGCGCTCCTTGGCGGTCAGCACGCGGTATCCGCGCGACTCCATGGCGGCAACGTCGATGTTGGGGCCGTACTGCTCGAACTCGGCGCGCAGCTCGTTGGCGATGGACTCGGAGTAGCCGGCCCAGGCGAGCGCCAGCGCGTTCGGGTCTGCGGTCTCCGAGAGCATCGCCTCGGCCAAGTGCTCGCAGGCCTCCATGTTGGCGAACTTGATGGTCATTTGGTTTCCCTTCTACTGGTTGATGGCATTAAAAAAGCGCCCCAGTCGCTGGAGCGCCTCTTTGGGCTTTTCCTCGTCGTCCCCGTCGTCGGGGTCGTCGGGGTCTTCGCCGCCGCCGGTGTCGTCGGCGACTTCCGGATCTTCCGGATCCTCGGGATCTTCCGGGTCGTCCGGATCGTCAGGGTCTTCTGGGTCAGCCTCCTTGGCGGCCGCCAGCGCCACGAGGGCGCGCAGCGCGCACTGCGAGGGGCCGGACGCGTCGTCGAACTCGTCCACGGAGGTGGCGAACCCCATCTCCACGGCGCGCCCGGGAGCAATCCACGTCTCGGCGTCCATGAGGGCCGTAAGCTCATCGGCGTCGATGGAGACGCGCGAGAGGTAGGCGGCCTTCGACGCCTCGGTGATGGCGTCCAGATCGTCTGCCTGCTTGCGAAGCTCGGCGGCGTTGCCCTCGCCGTAGGCCCACGCGTTGTGGATCATGAGCATCGACGCCTTGCGCATCACGCGCTCGTCGCCGGCCATGAAGATCACCGACGCGATGGAGCACGCCAGCCCGTCGCAGACGGTCTTGACGCGGGCGGCATGGCCCCGCAGGGCGTTGTAGATCGCGAGGCCCTCGGCCACCTCGCCGCCGTAGCTGTTGATGTGCACCTCGATCTCGTCAACGTCCCCCAGCTCCTCGAGCTGGGTGGAGAGGATCTTGGCGCTCATGTCGCTCTCGAGCCACGGGCGCGACGTGATGTCGCCGTAGATGTCGAGGCGTGCCTTTCGGCCCTCCTTCGCGAGAGAGAAGTAATGCTTCATTTCTCACCCCCTTTCCTGGATGACTTGGCGCAGCACCTCGTCGATGGGCCCGAAGTTTCGGGTGATGAGGTGCTGCTGGGACTCTTCCGTTCCTATGGTCGGCTGGTTGAGGTACTCCCGCAGCTCGTCCATGGAGTAGCCGGCCCCGAGTAGTTGCTGCACCGACGGGGCGCTGTCGAAGATGTCGATGTACTTGATGCGCGAGGTGTCCACCACGACCTCGCTCCCCCGGTACCATTCGAGGGGGTCGAAGAGCTTAGAGGTAAGCTCCTCGGAGATCTGTTTGGCGAGGGGCTTCACGGTGAACGTGAGGAAAACGCGCGTGATCTCGTCGAGGTTCGTCATGTTGCCGAACAGCATCGACTGGGGGATCTTGTAGATGCTCGCGACCAGCTCGAAGGCGTCCTTGCGGATCTTGATGAGGTCGTCGGAGGGACACCCCTTCACGTCGATCTCCTTCAGCTCCTGGCCGCGCGTCTCGAAGTAGACGGCGTTGGCCCCACGGATGAAAGTCTGCAGCATCTCGCGCGGGTCGTTCCGCTGCTGCTCGGCCGCCTTGTTGAATCGACGGTCTCCCGAGCCTCCCTGCTCGACGGTCAGCTTCCACTTCGTGCCGGCCCCGGCTTGGTACCCGTCGACGGCCGATCCCATCATCTTGGCATAGGACTCGAACATACCGTCAACGAGGCGCTTCACGCGCTGGTTGCCGAAGGTGAGGTAGATGGCCTCGCCCGGGCCGTAGCGGCGGCGGATCTGGAATCCGCTCACGGTGACGTTCTCGAACGTCGCGCGCCCGAAGTCGATGTCGGTCTTGTTGAATCCGTCGGCGAGGTACAGGCCGTTGCCGACGGGGACGATTAGGGCCTCGCCCATGGTCATGAGCCGGTAGATCATGCCGACCTTGAGCTGGTAGGCGCTCATGACGGGGTTGGGGCGCAGGTTGAGCTTACGGTAGAGGTCGCCGCGCTTCGGCTCGCCCTCGACCATCACGCGCATCTCGCAGCTCGCGATGGAGTCGGCCACGTAGCCAATGGCGGTGTCGGTGGCGGCCGCCTTGAAGTACAGCATGGCGGCGTCGTCCCCGAGGCTCGCGCCTTCGGCGGGCCTGATCTCGTCGGTCTTGACGCGGAAGTCGAGGAACTCAAGGACATTCACTAGGCACCACCTCCTAAACCACCAAAGGCTCGATGAACTCGATCTCGTTGCATTCGGGCAGCTCTCCTTCCTGGGTCATGGCCGCCACGAAGGCCATGAAACCATCCGTCTTTCTCGATTTCTCCTCGATCTTCCCGTAGGTGAAGTTGCCGTGCGCGGCCGGAACCAACTTCGCGTTGTTCGTGTACCAGCGCATGAGCGGGTTGTCGCCCCAGGCTATCGACTGGTTGAGGAAGAGCGAGTTGATCTTGACCTGCACGAGCATGATGTCGCTTGGGCGCACGAGTTTGATATTCTTACGCTTCTTGTCGTCGAATCCGATGCCCTCAAGCTCGCGCTTGAGCAGCGAGAAACGGTAGGAGTCGATGGAAACCCTCATGACGTCGTAGAGGCGCATTTGGTCGATCATCCAGTCGGTCACGAGCCAGGGGGACACCTCTACGTCATCCACGAATTCGAGGAGGCCGGCGGCCTCCCATTCGTCAAGTGGCGCTTTGATGCGCCCGAGATCTGCCGACTGGCGGCAGACCCACGTATGGCATATGGCGTAGTACTGCCCGTTCTCGCGGAAGAGCAGCACAGCGGCCACGAAGTCGTTTGTCTTGGCGAAGTCGATGCCGCAGATGCAGGGCCATCCGTACAGCTCCGGCACCTCGCGGTTCGTCGCCAGGATGTCCTCCCACTTCGCCACGGGGCTCTCCTCGGCGGCGACCGGGCAATTCATGCGCTTGGTCATGAAAGCCGTGGCGATGGCGGGGTTCTCGACCCAATCGTCGTACTCCTTCGCGATCTCGCGCCGCAGCGATTCGCGGTACCTGACGGAGGGGTTGGACTTCTCCCAGTTCCGAGGATCGTTCACCTCCTCGGGCCGGTCGAGCTTGCAGATGAACGGCAGAAAGCCGTTGTCGTACTTCTCGCCCGAGAGGATCTTCCTCGCCTTCTCCTTGAGGGCGTCCAGAACGCCGTCGCGGACGTCGCCGTCGGTCGTCGTGTAGAGCCTTCGCGGATGATCCTTCTTGCCGAGGCCCGTGGTGAACACGTTGATGTTCTTCCAGTTCTCGTAGGCGTGCACCTCGTCGAAGATGACCATACCAGGACGGCCGCCGTCCTTGCTCTTCGGCGAGTTGGTGCGGTACTTGATGTAGGATCTCGTCGACTTGCAGGTGATGACCTCCTGGTTCCAGTCGAACAGGGGGGCCATCTTCTTCTCATTGGCGACGAGGGCGTTGTAGACGTCGTCGAACGATGTCTTCGCCTGCTCTTCGGAGTTGGCGCAGATATCAACGTTGTACTCCCGGACGCCGTTGGTCTTGGTGACGGCACAGAACGAGACGAAGGCATCGAAGCCGTTCTTGCCCGCACCGCGCCCGATGTAGATGAACTCCTCGTCCCACCGTGGCGTTCCGTCGGCCTTGAAAACGCAGAGGAACAGCACCAGGCAGAACCACTCCCACGGGAACAGATCGAACGGGAAGTACTTCTGGAAGCTCTCGTAGCGCTCGATGCGCCCGTAGTCGATGATAAGCTCCTCGGTGGCGAAGACGCGCCGCACGTAGGCCATGAGTTGGTGCTGCTCGCGGCAAGCGCGAAACTCCCCGGATTCCACCAGCCTCATCCACTCGGTTATCTGCGGGCAGTCGATGTTCTTGCGCTTGCGCGGCCGTAGGTCAGATGCCCTCGTCCTCGCCATCGTCCTCGGCGACCGGCACGACGAGCTTGCAGCGCGACGTCACGGTGAGGCCCAGGGATGAGGCGCAGGTGTGGGCCTGCTTGAAGGCGCGGTCTTGGGCGATCTGGAGCGATTTGATCTGCGCCGGGTCGGTCACGCCGACCAAGAGCGCGGTGAAGGACTCGTAGAGGGATTCGGAGACGACGTAGCGCGCCAGGAGGTCGGCGTCGGGCTGCCCGAACGTCGAGATGAGGCTTCCGATCATTTCGGCGTAGTCGTCGAACCGGGAAACCATGTCGGGCCACTGGAAAAGGTACTCGGGGGGCACAACGTCTCGCAACTCGGGCGGCATCTCTACCTCCGAGGCCTTGCGATCCTCGTATTCGGCCCGTGTGATATGCGTTTTCCCACGCGCTTTCAGAACGTCGGCGGGCAGCATCTGTCGTCCGGCCACGGCATCACCTCCTCTCAAAAGTCGGCCAAAAAAGGAAAATTTCCTAACTTGTCGGGTATCTCCCCCCGTTGCCAGCCCCTCTTGTGAGACCCCCCAAGGGGGGCTGGGGGGCCTATCTCGCATCAGGTGGGCAAAGATGCCGCGTTCACCATCTCTCGTCCGTCAGCGGCCTCTCATCGCCTCTCTTCTTCCTCGGCCCCTGGAATCTCCCGTGGGCCTTGTTGTGGCACGCCTCGCATATGGCCCACAGGTTCCTCTGCATATTCCCCTCGGCGTCGGTGTAGTAGCGGGACAGCGCCAGCTCCGGGCGATCCTTGACCTCGTTCACGTGGTGGACGCACGTGGCGCGCACGGGCGGCCCCGCCTTCTCGCGGCACCACTCGCACTCCCCGTGGGCGTCTGCCATGACGGCATCGCGGAGGCTCCTCCATTCGTCGGTCTTGTAGAAGCGGTAGAGTCTGTCGATCTTTATAAGCTCCCTTATCCACGACGCGAGGGAGCGGTCTGTTGGCACTCTCATGGCTCGCTCCGTTTCAGGGCATGAAAAAAGGGACGCCGTTCTGACGTCCCTTCGGTTGATTCTCTCTCTTGCGGACGGGTTCTCTCCCCTTCCGCGTTTCTGACTGGCTACACCATATCACAGGTTTAGCGGAGATTTGCGGAAGTGTTTTCCGAACCGCCTTCCAAATGTTGCGAATTCTGCAGGATCTTGTCGGCCATCTCGATTGCCGACTTGCGGACGCTTCGCTCCTGGCGGTCGCAGTAGCCCATGCGGTAGGCCACGACCGACGGCCTGTCCCTGTCGATGTACCGATAGTGGAGGCACTGGCCGAAGACGATGTTCTCGTGCATGACGGCCCTAACGAGCGAGCGCGCCTCGTCCCTCGCGGAGATGTAGCGCTTGATCTCGTCGTCGATCCTGTTGCAGAGGTCTACGAGCTTGGCCACGCCGCCGCCAAGCTTGTCGGCCGAGGATCCTCCCCCCGATGCCGAGGGGTCGGAGGTGATCGAGTAGAGCGCGCTGATGATGCGGTCGTGCTCCTCGGTCAGGCTCTCCAGCTCGTCGCAGGCGATGCCGTAGCCTTCCAGGATCTCTTGGGCGCAGCGCGCGTTAACGTCGGCCATGTGCCAGTCCTTCCACTATTCGGTTTTCAAGGTTCGTAGATTATAGCGCGTCAGCGCTTGTCTATCCTGCTGCTCTCGTCGATGCACACGAGCAGCAGAAACCCGAACACGAGCGCGGCCGAGCAGAGCGCGATTCTACTCATCGGACGTAACCACCTTAGCGCTGCTTGCCTGCTCCCTGATGTCCTTGCGCGCGGCGAAAACGAGGAAAGCGCCCCAGAAGAACACGGAGGCCGCAAATGCCGCGACGCCGAATCCGGCACCGAGGAACATACCCACTGCGACGCTCGCGACGACGAACGACGATGCGATCAGCACCAAACCGACGCAGCCGGCGTTCTTCGCGTCGTCCTTGTTTGCCTCATTCTCCTCATTGCCCATCTACTTCTCCCTTCACTTTGGCCCCGCACTCGGGGCAGAACTTGGGCAGCCCGTCCAATGTGATGAACCCGCACTGGCTGCACTTGTACGCTTCGGTTGGGTAAAGCTCGTCGTTGCTGTTGTCTTCGTTGTATTCCATGCGACACTCGCGTACGGGCTCGTACTCGAGGCAGTCCTCATAGTCGACGTCGCACAGCGGGCACACGCACGCGTGGATGCAAGGATTCGAACTATTTGGCCCCATTTGAAACCTCCCTTTCCTCGCCCAAGTGGCAGAATCCGTCCACGGGCACTTTCTTGTTCCAGTGCGCGCACCACCGCGTTCCGTCGTCGCCCACGGCGAGGTTTGCGCAGTCTGCGCAGCGAACCAATTCCGGCATCTTGAGCAGCTTCCTGGAGCCGCCGGCTTCGAGATGCGCTATCTGGATGTCCTGGATGACGTACTCGCTCATGGCTACTCGCCTCCCTCCAAAACGGTCAGAGACTCCCTGCCGACATGGGATACCCGCAGGCTTACGCCGCAGCACTTGCACGGGGGAGTCCGTATCTCCATGCCGTAGCTGTTCGAGCCGGTTATCTCGACCTCCGACCCCTTGGTTATCGTCCCGTAGAAGTTCGAGATATCGCGATCGGCAGTGGCGCGCTTGCCGACGCAGCTCTTCATTGTCATGCGTTTGGGGATCATTCCGCGCCTCCCATCCGAGCGTCCAGCTCTCGCTGGCGGCGCAGCAGGTCGAGGATCATGGCCTCATTGCAGCGGAGGCCCTTGTGGTCGTAGACTGGACATCCCTCGCAGTAGTTGCCATCGTTCCGGAAGTAATTGCACGCGACCTTGGCAGCGTCAGCGTCGATGCGCTCCTGGGTATCGGGAGGAGTGTGGGTGAGCCACGAGGCGGGGCACCACGCGCTGCACGAAACCAGTCTGGCGTAGTCTTTACCCGCAACTTCAAAATGGGAATTTTCCACCGTCATCGTCTCGTGACGCTCGATGCCTTGTAAGCTGTACATATTGCCACCTTCGCAACCGCTCGAATCAGCGAGCATCGAGTACTCGGCTGCAAGCCAAACAGCATCACCTTCCTTGATGGGCTTCCCGTCGGCTCCCAGCACCTCGGGAGCGGGACGCTTGAGGACGTCGCACTCGCTGTCGTAGCGGTAATCTCGGGCATGGCTTACTCCAACGAACGAGAGTATCGACACCGGCCCTTTGTTTATAGCCACCTCCTGAAAGAGGCCCTTGTCGACGCCGCCGCCACTGTAGTGCAGCTCGATATCGTCGCCGAACTGCACAGGCTCGTTGCAGTCGTCCACGGGCTTCTTGTACGTGCACCGTTCGAGCCACGCGCCGAAGTCCTCCCCTTCGCGGAAGTCGGGCCATCCGTTGGCCTTGGCCCATCTCATTGCGCAAGTGTTCAGCTTCTCGCTGTAGGCTTTGACGATCTCGGCGTCGATCTTGTCGGCGAGGCGGTACGCCCAGGATGCGCATCCTGTCGTGGCGCACGACTCGTCTCCCGTCATGACGAGATGGCACATGGAGCACGGGTTGCTGTCGGCTTCGCGCAGCAGCTCCGATGCGGTCATGTCCTTGGGGTCTTTCTGTTCCATGTTCTTTCCTCGATTCTGGGGCGATTTGAGGCCCCGTTCTTTCCGTTCGTTAGTCCGTGTCCGTCTCCTCGCGAATTTGGGCCTCAGCGGCGGCGAGAGGCGGCTTTCCTCGCGCTTCGATGATCGCCGCCCGGGGCGATTCCGCGACCTTCGCGGACGCCTTCTCGAAATCGTCCATGGGGATGCACCCGTAGAACGGCACCGCCTTGACGCGGGCCGCCGGGTCGTCCGAGAACACGCGGGAGGCCATGACGGCCGCCTCCTCGTAGCTGTCGAACGCGGCTATCGGCTCGCTCACGCCGGGGTAGCCGACGGTGTAGATCGCCTTGGCTCTCATGTCCAGTCCTTTCCGAGAGGGCCCGCGCGGGCGTGCCGCGAGCGAGGGCGACTCGGCTGAATTGCCGCCTCTCCCCCTTCACTGCGGGTCTTCCTCTCTTCTAGCTCTGCTTATCTATGCTTATCTATGCTTATGTTCGATTTCCCTGGGGAAACCTTGGCTAACTGTGGGGGTATTTTGGCCCGACTGTGGGGGTATTTTCGCCCTACTGTGGGGTTATGGCCCCCGACTGTGGGGGTATTTGCCCCCACACTTACCCCTATTGACTGTGGGGCTATTCGCGCGCCGCCCGTCGGAATGCCCCCACACTCCTTTAAGTAACTGTGGGGTTATTTCCAGACGTTCGAACGCGCGTTCCCCCCACGGTTGCCCGGGGTTAAAGTGGGGGTATCGGCGGGGGCGGGTTGACGACGTAGAGGCTCGCGTGGCCCTTCACGCCACGGTGGACGGGCGTCAGAAGGCCGATCTCCACGAGTCCGGAAATGGCGCGGTTCGCGGTCTCGTCGCGCCCGTCGAGAAGCCCCGCCGCCCAGCCGCGCGAGAGCTGGACGCACTGGAAGTCGTCGAAGGGCACCGTGGCGCGCCCGGTCGCCTTCATCCAGTCCCACAGCCACAGGGCCTCCTTCTCGGGCAGCGCGTCGGCATCGCGGACGATGCTGCACAGGGGCATGAGCAGCCTCGGCCACAGCGCGTCGCGCCGCTCCATGAGGAGCGCGCCAGCCAGGATGCTCATCGTCTCGGGCCGCATCTTCCAGAACGGGGGCGGCCCCGCAAGGATGCCGCCCTCGTCGTACGCGCCGGCTTCTCCGGCCATGCGCACCTCCTCTCGTGTCTCGCCTCGGTCATCGGTCGTCGGGGTCTGGCGGGTCTGGCGGATCCTGCGGGTCGCCGTCGAAATCTCCGCAGTCATCCCAGTCGCTTGGGTACGTGAACTCGTCGGCGTAGGAGCACCAGCCCCACCAGCAGCCGCCGGGGCACTCGCTCCAGTGGGCGCATCGGTCGCACCATCGGCGCGGCACGGCCTCGTCGGGCGGCTCCAGGGGGCCGTCTGGCACGTCGTAGGGCCTCATGCAGGTCATATCCGCACCGACCCCCTAGAAGAGGCGCATCTGGCCGCTGTAGAGGCCCAGGCGCTTAGCGTCGCGCTCGATGGCGGCCGCCAGCTCGTCGCGGCTGTCTGATCCCATGCCCCATCCGCTGCAGTTGCCCTTGCGGTCGTCTTGAGCGTTGTAGTAGACGATGGCGTTTCCCGCGCGGCCGGTGACGCAATCGGCGAACCTGCCGCCGGTCAGCATGGTAATCTCGACCTTGTCTCCGCAGGCGGCTACGTACCTGTTTCCGTACCGCTCGAGGATCTCGAACTCGCACAGCCCGAGGCCGTTGGCCCACTCGCACAGCCCATCGGCGGTCTCGTCCTCGAAGTCGCCACCCATCACGCCACCTCCTCGACGTCGAACAGCGACGGCGCGGCCATCTTTTGGTCGTGCGCGCGCAGGTGCGCCACCCCGTCGTCGAAGTAGCCGGGGTTCAGCTCGGTCGCGGTGCCGCGACGGCCCGCCAGAAGCGCCCGCAAAGGCACCGTGAACAGGCCGCCGAACGGATCGAACACCAGCTCGCCCGGGTTGCTGTAGCGCTCGATGAGCCTGTCCACGATGTCGAACTGCAGCGGGCACACGTGCATCTGCTGCCGCTTGCGCGACTGCTGGGTGTTGAGCGTGAGCATACGGTTCACGTCCGTCCACACGTCCGGTGCCCACGACGACGGAGCGAGCGCCATGAACGTGGCCGGGAGCCTCTTCGCGCCGTCCATCTCCTCGGCGAGCGCCACGTGCTCGCGGTAGTCGTAGACCGTCTCCGACGAGCGCTTTGAGAACGCGCGGCACACCTCCGAGATGTCCATCGCGGCCACCTCGTCCGGCTCCAGCAGGCGGTCGCCGGAGGATCGCCAGAAGGCGTGGGCGTCGGTCTGCCAGCGGGCGCGGGAGTACTCGTCCTTGCCCTTGGCCACGGGCACGTCGGCGTAGCCGCGCGTCCGGTCGGTCTGGGGCTTGTGGAACAGCAGCACATACTCGGGGCACCCCACCCCCATCTTCGTGCCGTCCTTGCACTGCTCAGTCCACCCGAGCCGGTAGGTCTGGTTGTTCTCGCGCACGACGTCGGTCACGACGGTGACCATCCCGATGAAGTCGAAACCGTGGCCCATGGTGTGCTCGATCACGAGCGCGTGGAACGGGTCTACCGTCGGGATGCCGGCCCCGGTCACGTTGCCGAACAGGATGCGGTCTTTCACGTGGCACGCGTAGATGCGCCCGGGGCGCAGCACGCGCAGAAGCTCGGGGGTGAGGTAGTCCATCTGGGCGAAGAACTCGCCGTTTCCGGAGGTGTGCCCGAAGTCGTTGTAGCTCGGCGTGTACTCGTAGTGGTTGGCGAATGGGATGCTCGTCACGATGAGGTCTACTGAGTCGGACTCCATGGCGGCCGTCTCCTCCACGGTGTCGTTGTTCACCACGCGCCACCCGTCGCCGGACTCCTCGCGGCGCTCGCAGCCGATGGAGCGGCGCATGGCGTCGGCGGCGTCAGTGTCGGAAAGCCCGTACTCGCGGATGATCTCGGCCATGCGGGAGGTCAGCTCATCGTGGGCGCGCCACTTCTCGCGAAGCACGTCAACCACGCCCTCCTCGCCCTCGGCGTAGATGATGTCGATGCGCACGGGGCTTTCCTGCTGGAAGCGCTGCACGCGGTGGATAGCCTGAATGAAGTCGTTGAACTTGAACCCGACGCCGCAGAATATCTCGCGGTGGCAGTGCCTTTGGAAGTTGCAGCCGGAGCCGGAGAGGATGGGCTTGGTGGCCAGCAGCCGGAACTCGCCGTCCGAGAAGCCGATCACGCGGGCCTCCCGCTCGTCCAGATCCTGCGAGCCGTAGACCTCCACGGCCTCGGGTATCTGGCGCTTGATCTCGCGGCGCTCGTCCTCCAGGTCGTGCCACAGGATGAAGCTGTCCTCCGGCGAGGCTGCCACGATCTCGGCGGCCTTGGCGATGCGCTCCACCATGGTGTCGTGCTTGATTTCGGCGGCCTCCGAGAGCGACATGGCAGAGTCGCGCACGAGGCGAACCTGGCCGTCGCGGTCGCAAGGGAGTTCGGCGTCATCCGGCGCGGCCACGCGGTGCCAGACCACCTCGATCTCCGGGAGGTCGTATCCATCGTCGGAGTAGCCCAGATCGCTCGGCCTCTGCACGAACACGGCCCAGGTGGACAGCCACAGCCAGAACTCGCGCTCCTTGTGGGGGTAGATGGTCAGATTGTTCGCCTTGGTGGAGTCGCGCTGAAAGAAGCGCGTGAGGGCCTGGCCCGTGTCCATGACGCCCAGGTACCCGGCGTAGTGTATAAGCTCCTTGTAGCGGTTGGGCGACGGGGTGGCGGTGGCGACGAAGCGGTATGGCACGCCCGCGAACAGCTCGAGGAACGTCTGGTAGGTCTTTGAGCCGTAGGAGCGGAGCACGCTCGCCTCGTCCAGGCTCGCGGCGACAAAGCCCGACACGTCGAGCCGAACGTCGCGCACGCTCTCGTAGTTGGTCAGGTACAGCCCGTCGCCCTCCACCTCGTCGTCGGTGCGCACGAACTTGGGCTCAAGGCCCAGAAGCCGCCCGTCGCGCACGAACTCCTGGCGCACGCCGAGCGGGCACACGATGAGCGCGCGGCCGCCCTCTCGCTCGAGCACGAGCCGCATGATCTCCAACTGCATGAGCGACTTTCCGAGGCCGAAGGCGGCGAAGATGGCGCGCCGGCCTCCGCGCAGGCACCACCGAACGATGTCACGCTGGTGCGGGAACAGCACGTCGCTCACGTCGTCGCCGGGGTCGAATCCCGCATCGGGCGACTCGACGGCCTTGGCGGCCAGGAAGTCGTAGTATCCATCGATGCTCACGCGACCACCTCCAGGACGTACCACGCGCCGCCGATGCGGGCCACCCACCCGAACACGGGCGACCACAGGGCGTAGCTACTCGGCTTCTCCATCGCCGCCACCCCCCATCTCGCGGTAGAGCCTCTTCCACGCGACGCCGACGGACGCGCCGGAGGCCACGAGCACGACGCCCATGGCCATGCAGCCCGCGCCGTCGCCGAAGATGACGCCGACGCCGGCGGCCACGCAAACAAGCCCCGAGACCACGAGGCCGAATGCGAGCGCGGCCAAGAACTGGCCGGGGTTTCTCAAATTGATCAAAGGTACCTCGCCTCCTTGTCCATGGCCTCCGCGCACGTCTGGCAGCGGAGGCCGAACGCCTTGGGGCACGGGTCGGCCACCTCATCGGGGCAGCCTCCCGTAGCCTCCATGAGCGCGCACTCGGCGCGGATCGCGCGCTCCCGGTAGTAGTCCCTCTGGCGCACGGCCTCGTTCGCCATGCGGCACGCCTCCTGAAAGGCGTAGCGCAGGGCGCGGATCTGGTCGCGCACCAGATGCGCCGGGACTTCGATGGTCGCCACGGCCTACCCGTTCGTCATGCGCACGGGCATGACGATGGCCGTGCAGCCGCCGCCGGAGAACCGGAGCGGCTTAATGGGATCCTGGATTTCGAGCACGACCTCGGCAGACGGGATGTTGGACACCGCGTCGACCGCGTAGACGGCGTTGAGCGCCGCGACGACAGGGGCGCTCACCTTAGCGTCCACAAGCTCGCTCATGGACTCCACGTCCGATTTCCGGCTGACGTTTATGCCGCCGTCGTCGAGGGCGAGAATGACGGGATCGGATCCGTCGATTACGGCGGCGCGCTTGAGCGCGTCAAGGAGCGCCCCACGGTCTACCTCGGCCCGCGTCGTCGGCTCGATGGCGATGATGCCATCGCAGTTCGGGAAGTTCCCGGCGTAGGCGCGGCCAACGACGGCGTCCTCGTCGCTCGAGAGCCCCACCGTGGCGTCGGATCCGAACAGGGTGACGCTCGCCCCGGCCGTCTTGGCGAAGTCGGAGATCATGCGCACTGGCACGTTCATCTCGAAGTCGGGGGCGTCGGGGGCCGGGATGCTCGATCTCGCGATGCGGTACGAGTCGGTGGCCGTGGCACGTATGGTGCCGTCCGCGCACTTGAGGTTGACGCAGTCCATGATCAGCTTCTTGCTGACCGTCTCGCCCTCCTTCTCGCGCTTGGCCGCGTAGGTCGTGTGCGCCGCGAGCGACGCGAGGGAGGCCGACTCCACGGTGACCGAGAACACCTCGCCGGGGCTCATCAGGCCCGGGAAGTCGTCGGGGTCGAGCGACGGGACGTCGAAGGTGGAGCGCCCGCACGCTATGTTGACGGTTCTGCCATCGCCGGTGAGATCCACCGGCTTGTCCGGAAGCGCCTTGACGACCTTCGAGAGCATCCGGGCGCTCACGAGCACCTCGCCGTCCTCGGATACCATGGCCGCGCCGCACACGGATCGGACGGAGTCGTTCAGGTCGGTGGCCTCGGCCACGAGACGGCCGGAGCCGCCGACGGACAGCTTGACGCAGGCGAGGTAGGACTCCTTCTGCTTCTGCGCGAGCTTACAGGGCCGCTCGATGAGGCGCGCAAGCTCGCTCTTTGAAACGGTGACGATCAACTCGCCACCTCCTTTCTCATGGGAAGGGACGCCACCCCGGCAGCCGGAGGGCGTCCCACGTGTTGATTTGGAAATCGGTGATGAGGTACGCCCAGAAGGCGCTCTGCCACCCGCGCACGTCGGGGGCGATGTCGGCGTCCTCGCCGTCGGCCCACCACAGGTGCAGCCGGTGGCGCTCGGCCGCGCCGTGATGCAGCAGTCTCCCGTCGGCGTCGAAGAGCGCGTTCCCGCGCCCGCACAGGTGCACCACGGGGCCTGACGAGCCGCCGAGCGAGCGGGCCACCACGTGGTGTCGCTCAGGGTGTGGGCGCCCGCACACGGCGCACCACCCGGGGAGGTGGTCTGCGCCCCTCATGTTGTGGGCCGACAGGCGCGACATGAGATCCGCGCTCAAACGGGGATCACCTCGACGTCGTCGCCGAACAGAGGATCATGGCCCTCGCAGGGCTGGGGAGGCACGGGGAACGCCTCGTCAAGGAACTCCATGGCCCCCTCCACCTGCTGCTCGTTCATGCGGTAGTACGGCTCGGCGAACTCGGCGAGGATGGCCTCGGCCAGCTCGTTGCCGTCGTACAGTCCGAGGGTGTGGCGCGCCTCGATGGCCTCGGCGAGCCTCCGCTGGGCCCTGGTGGCCCGAGCGGAAAGATGCGGCTTGAACGCGGGTCGGCCGTCGTCGCCGTCGGGAGGGTACGTCACCTCGTCGTCCCCCTCCATCCACATCTCAAGCCCGCAGCCGAAGCGCATGGCGGCGTTGCGGATGGCGTCGCCGATCATCTCCTTGACGGCGTCGGGGCCGTCCTTGCCGCCCGCATCGCCGAATCCGATGCGCTCGACACCGCAGACGGTGAGCGCCATCCACAGGCCGTCGCGGGTTATGACGGGGCTTCCGTCGTCGCGGACGGCCAGGAAGCGCCAGCTCCACGCGGGATCGACGTCGAGGAGGCGCTCGGTCACGCGGGCGTGGCCGACGTACTTCAGATGGCGCGCGGGAAGGGCGTGGGTCTTGCCGCAGCGCGGGCACTTCTGCACGGCCGAGGCAGGCACGAACCGACGCCCCTCGCTGTTGAAGTCGTAGGGGCCGACGTAGACGGGCCGAAGCTCGATGTCCTCCTCGGGGAACGGCTCGCGCAGCTTGGCGAGGCCGCGCTCCTGCCACTGGGCCATGGCGATCTTCTCGGACGCTCCCATGCTAGGCCACCCCCTTGACGCCCTCGCTCACGATGCCGAGCGACTTGGCGTACTCGGCGATCATGGTCGCCTGGGCCTTTGTGGCGCGGAAGCGGAACTCCCACTCCTGCACGCGCTCGCGGCGGCCCGCACGGGCG